GACGAAGCCATAACTGCGCTCCAAGAAATAATAGGTAACGCTGCGGTAGAAGACGACCCATCTACGCCAGATGATGAGTCCTCCCCTGCGACAGGCTTATACGCTCAGTCAGGAGAAGGTATCAATGACGAGGTGACGCTCGCTATCGATGCGATCTACGGCTACATAGGGGACATGGATACAGTAGACTCGACAGAGTTAGACGCAATCGGGGCTGTAGTAGGTAAAAGAGGTACAGAAGTTACCGAGGATGATATTGCTGCGGTTACCGGTATAGTTGATAGTTACGGGATAGTTCCTTGGGAAGACGCACCTAATTACGCTGATACTGAGATAAAGTACGATGTAAACGCAGATGGGTTTATAGACCAGACAGATATAGACCTACTAACTGCGGTGCAAACTGGGGACTATGGGACTTACGGAGGCGAATTAGCTACAGATTCACTGTTTGCTACGACTGGTTTTTATGATATATTCGACCAAAATACCTACGCACAGGAACAAGCTGCCATAGAAACGGAACGTAAGCGACAGCAAGACCTTGATACGCAGAACGACATAAATACCCAGATACAAACGGACATAAATACCCAGATAGCTCTTGATAGAGCCAACGCTGAAAAAGCGGAATACGANNNTNTAATGCAGCAAGTACAGGCTATGAGCCAAGTTAGCGTAGAAACTCCTCAAGAGCTTGCGAACATTGAGTATATGTATGATGTATATGGNNATAGTCCTTTTGCTAATGATCAGCAACGGGGGCTGTATCAAAGTCCTTACGCTAGAGCGAAACAGGATGAAATGGCAACACAACAACAACTTCCTCTTAGAGCCGCTGCCGAAGGCGGGCTGATTGAGGATGAAACCGACGAATTAATGAAACTATTAGGTATATAATCATGGCCGAGACAGATACAACTGACGCAGGTTGGTGGGATAATACAAAAGACAAAGTAGGGGGTTGGCTAGCTTCAGAACAAGGCTCGAACGCTAAAGCCGGAGTATTGTCGTACTTTATAAACAAATCTGGGTTTACTGACGAAGAGATTAAGCGTTCAGGATACCAAGGGTCTGTGCCTGATTACAAAAAAATTATGGAGCGGGTTAACTACACCGATGCGCAAGATCGTGGGGCTGTTAGTCCCGGCGGGATGGGTAGACGCTACTTTTCTGACACTCGGTACCTTAGAAACGCAGGTGGGGATAGTGGTATTGAGTCTACCCCTCAAACATTGTACGAAGACGATACAACTATATACACAAAACCCACCATAGACTACGAAGGTGGGCAAATAGCTAAAGAAGACCAAGACGAGAATCTAACTTACACCGAAGAAGGGTACTTATCTACTCCCGGCGAAAACCCGCAAGTGTATGGCAATAACTACACGGACGAGGGTCGGGCTATAGAAAGTATGGCTCAAGACTACTCTAACCAAGACATAGCTTCGGGTATCGCCGCAAACCAAGCTAGAGGGTTTTCTGCGGGCTACAGCCCCTATATGGCTGCCGGTGGTAAGGTTAGCAAGTACAACATGGGCGGCATGGCCGCTTCCCCTTATGCCAAAAAAGAAGAAGAAGAAGATTCCGCCAACTTTAACATGGGCGGCGGAGTACAGCAGTTAGCTGGTGGTCGTTATCTAAACGGTATGACAGACGGTATGGCTGACGAAGTACCTTCTAACATAGATGGAGTACAACCCGCTGCCTTGAGTGACGGCGAGTTTGTTATTCCTGCGGATGTTGTAAGCCACCTAGGTAACGGTAGCTCTAATGCAGGCGCTAACGTGTTAAACGATATGATGTCTAATGTACGGGAAACCCGTACGGGTAACCCAAAACAAGGCAAAGAAATTGATGCTAAGAAAGTTTTGGCTCAAGGTGGTATAGCTAACGCATATGCGCATGGCGGCAAAGTCCAGAAGTTTGCAGAGGGTGACTTAGTTGCCGAGCCTGTTAATATAGAACCGATGAACAACACTACTGATCCTGCTCCTGCTAATTCTGACGATTCTGTTGTTGCTACGGATAACGCTACTCAGGGGGCTGATCCAAAAATCAATGTTACCGATAATTCTGGGCTAGGTAAGCAGACAGGCGCGGAATCGTCTCTATCCAACTGGGTAGGTGATACTGTTACTGGCATGATTGGTAGAGGCGAAGCCCTAGTAGATGATGGCTACCAAGCCTATACCGGCCCGCTAACCGCTGGTATTACCGGCAACCAACAAGCTGCATTTGACGCTGGCGCTAACATAGATACCTCTGGCGCAGGGCTAGGCTCGTTTGGTGATTTAGACCAAGCAGGTAGAGACGCCTACATGAATCCTTACCTCCAAGGCTCTCTTGACCCACAGCTACGTGTAGCACAAGAAGAAGCTGCTAGGCAGATGGCTGAACAGAACGTACGTGCAGCGCAGTCGGGATCATTCGGCGGCTCTCGAAACGCTATTATGAATGCTATGCTCCAACGAGATTCGGCGCAGCAGCAGGCTGATATTACAGCGCAAGGGTACAACACCGCGTTTGATAACGCGCAGAAGTCTTTCGGAGAAGATCGCCAGTTCGGTTTGGATGCTTTACAGCGCCAGTCTGACCTAGGTGCGACAGAGCGTGACATTTACTCTGAGTCTGTAGCTGCGGCGAAAGACCAGTTTGAAGAAGAGCGTGACTTTGATTGGAACGCTAATCAGTATATTAGCTCGTTACTACAGGGCTTACCTGTAGAGGCACAGAATTATAATTATTCTCAGCCTAGTGACTACGCGGATATTACCTCCATGTACAAAGCACTGGGTGGCACAGGTGGCCCCGCTGATGTACTTACCGGACTGATTGACGCGGGTACTACATACGGAGCGGATAAAATTAAAGATTTCTGGGAAACGACGTTTGGCGGGAGTGATCAAACAGAGCCGGATGCAGGTGATACATAGGCTAACCAAAACACTAATCTTGATAACGTAGTGTAACAAACTTTTATTAGGGCAATACAATGGCATACACAGGTAACGGCATAGCAGGAATGTTAGACACAGTGGATAAAACCGCAGGTGTTTACGCGGGTAACCCCGGCAAACTTAAACAGGCTATGGGTAAACAACCTAGCATGGGGAATATTCCTAGTGACCTGATTGACGCTCTAGCGTTACAAAAAATCACTAGCGAAAAAGAAGCTGCTAAGAACCAGATGATGCTGGCACAGCAGCAGAACCCTAAAACTATTGTTGACCAGTTAGAAGAGAAGGCAACTGCGCTTACTAAGAACGAGGTTACTGGTCAAGTTGGGGATGTGCTACAACAGAAACAACAGAAGCAACAGAAAGCCCAACAGAAAATGCTTGCTCAGGCTACTAAGCCACAGGGAGCTGGTATCGGTAATCTGTTAGGCGGAGCACCGCAAGGTGGAGCACCACAAGGCCGACCAATGCCACAAGGCCGACCAATGCCACAAGGTATGCCACAAGGTAATCCTATGCAGGGTGGGGTAGCTGCGGCTGCCGGTGGACTTATGCGTGCGCAGTTTCAAAAAGGCGGTGATGTAGATGCGAGAAAGCTCTCTGTGGAAGGTAATATCGCGCAAATAGAAAAGTATGCGGAATCACAGGGTGGTAAGTTAAGCCAACAAGTTATGCAAAGTATGGCGGCGGCTTCTAAGAACAATAGAGCAATAGTAGACTTCTTAAAGACTAAGTATGGTTTTGATGGTTTTGCCGCTGGGGCAGAAGACCTATATGGCAGAACCCGAATGCCCTCGGCGGATAACGCGGCAATAAACGAAAAACTCCGCGCTAAAAATGTAGACCCAAATGCTCGTACTGCGAGTACTGCCATTGATGCGTTTATGAACTACGGTTCTGGGCCACTAGTCGATAAGGAAGGTGGCGGTAAGCGGTACATGACACAAGAAGAACGTGTCGCTAAACAGGAAAACGAGGCTGGATTAAAAAAGGCAACGGCTGGTGAAGACGCTCAGTTTGGCTTAGAGGATGACTTAGAAAGGTTAATGGCTGATGAAGACGCCCAGTTTGCCGCTGACGATACCGCTGGTATTGACGCCCAAGTACAAGGTGTCATAGAAGGCGGAGCTAATCCTTACGGTAAGGTCGATGCAGCTTTAGCCGCTGCAAAAGGTAACGCAGGTGAGTCCGCTGGGGGACTAGAGATAGGTTCGGCAGCACAAGACCTAACAAAGGGAAACTTACAAGGGCTTGGGGCGCTTAAAGACGATGGTAAAGTTAATCCTCAACCATTTAAAGCTGAGCAAGAAGCTGCGCGTACAGACTCTGATAAGTACTATAAAAGACAGGAGAATGAAGACGCCTATAGAAAAGATATGGAAACACGTAAGAAATTTTACGGGGAATACGATCCAGAAGCAGATAAAGAGAGACAATCCGAAGCCTTCGCTGCGTATGTAGGTAGGGGTAAAGGGGGTGCTGCTCAGGGACTACAAGCCCAAATGCAAGTAAGAAACGCGCAATCCAAAGCTAGAGAAGGGCAAATGCTCGGGCTTGAAGCATTAGGGCAAAAAGGTAGAGAGCAGGATCGTCTAATAGCTGATAAAGGTANGAGCCGGTACGATAGCATAGGCTCGAACGGCACTTCAATACTAAATGCGGCTGTCCAAGGCTTTTCTGTTGCATCACAACAAGACATGATCGCAGCGCGAGAAGACCTTGATCGAAAAGATAAGACCATAGCTAGAAAAATGGAGGCTAACCTAGCGGAAGCCGAATTGGAAATGAAGAAAATAACTGCGGCAGGCGAGGCTAGCGCCACTCAAAGAAAAGACGTATTATCCCTTATCGTTACCGCTGAAGACAACATTCTTAAAGCTAAGCAAGACATATTTGAAGTCTACGAGCCACAAATAAGTATGGCACAGCAGCAAGGAAAGGATACGGCAGCGCTAATAGATGTAAGAGATAAGGCGATTGATGGTGTTATATCTGGGTATGCGGGCGTACTTACTACATTGAACGAGCTGGCGGGAGTAAATAAATCAAACCTTAGCGGCAGCCCCTACAGTGACAGTCCAGATGTGAACAGCATAGTCGGCGATAAACTTAAAACAAAACAGTAGAGAGTACTTATGGCAAGTAGAGCGGATATTGAAGCGGCCCTAGAAGTATCAGATCGGCAAGGGGATAGACGCTCTTCAGACATGTTACGAGTAGCATTGTTTGAGTTAGACGGAGCACCTAGAACCTCTGTTGAAGAGTATAAGGCTCGCTTATCTATGGGGCCAAGGCAAGAAGAATCCGGCGTATTAGGTAACCTAGCTAAAGGTTTTGGCGCGGGTGCTGTTGGGACTATCGAATCTGCCGCTTTAGGCTTATCTACTGTTCTTGAAGAAGAAGACGAACTAAAAGCCCGCGAAAAGATACAGCGTGTGGCCGATAGATTTACTCCTGAAGGTGGAGACAAAGATTCTATTACCTATAACGTAGGGTCGGGCCTCGGCTCTATTCTTGGCACAGGTGCAGCTACGTTAGCAGGTGGTGCAGTCGCTGGCCCCGCAGGTGCAATTGCCGCAGGTACCGCAGCAGGTGTAGCTACTCAAGTCGGTGAAGCGAGTGAACGTGCCCGTGAAGCAGGCGTATCAGAAAAAGAACGTAACCGTGCAATAACTAATCCAATGATTATCGGTGCGGGTTTACTAGAAACCATCCCCTACCTAAAAGCTGTCGGCAAATTTAGTAAGCCCACCGCCAATAAACTAAGCAAAATGCTTGGTGGCGACAAAGAACTCAAAGGTCTACTTGACCGAGCTAGAAGCGCCGGAACTACTGGTGGTGTGGAAGCCCTCCAAGAACTTGCCCAGAACACTGCACAAAACTTAGTCGAGCAAGGCTACAACCCAGACAGAGAACTCGCTGAAGGTGCCGCTGCGTCTGCCGGATATGGCGGTGCAACAGGTGCTATCTACCAACTACTTATAGATGTACTTCCGGGGAGACGAAGAGGTGCTACGCCACAACGTGATGAGACAGGCCCAGAGTCAGAGGCGGATGTACAAGATGTCCCAGAAGAAATTAGCGAAGAAGACATCGAACGAGAGCAAGGCGAACTGTTTGGTGAAGACGGGCAAGGAGAGTTGTTTCCACAAACCAGTTTAGACAGGCGCAACGCTGAGGCGAGAAGAGAAGATGAAGCTAGTGGCAAAATTACATCGACTGACGCTAGGCTAAAGGACGAGGCAGAGACAAAAGAAATTGAAGACATGTTCGCAGAGGATGAGCGGGCTAAGAAACAAGTAGATATAGACGAAGTAATAGACAAGGATAAGAAAGACGAAGCAGCCGCAGAAAAAGACAAGGTAGCAAAACAAGAAGCTGCACGTGCAGACGATGCGGAAACAAAAGAGATTGAATCGTTATTGGCGGAAGATGCAGGTGTAGAGGCTGAGGCCACTGCCGAAGAAGCACTTAAAGAACTACCTAAAACCGACAGACGAGTGCAAGAAGGGCGAGAGAAAAGAGCCGCCGAAACACGTGAGCGTATACTTAACAAAGTCCTAGATGAGTCTGTGGACATTAAAGGGTTTGCTAACCCTCAAAAAGCTATAGAGGCTAGATACCACAGAGCATTGAAAGCGGAAAAGGTAGCTAAAAGTTTTGCTACAAAAGCGGAAAGCGCTACTATAGCCACTGAAGTTAAGAAAACTAAAAAACTACAACAAACTTCGGGCGACCCCCTAGCGACAGGAGACACAGCACGTGGAGCTACTAACGCAAAGCAACAACCTAAGAATGCTACAGCAAAACGAAGTGGAGCTAGCGTTTTCAGTAATCCAGCAAGTGTGGAACAAAGACGGGAGCCAGTTCAAAACCCCACCGCAGCTAAGGCACCTACAGCTAGAGGAGTGGAAGTGTCTGATGGAGTCGTTAATACGCTTGTTGGTGGAGAAGGAGACGTCAATCCTACACTAACACCTACACCTCTGGATACAAACGTGGTCGCCCCGGGGGTAACTACAAGAGGTACTACACCTCAACCTGTTACTGTAAGTAAAGATATACCTACACTAGAACAAGCTAAAGCTAAACTAGCTAAAGCTAAAGCTAAGCCCAAAGCTAAGCCCAAAGCTAAGACTAAGGCTAAACGCAAAGCTAAGGAAGTAGCTCCTCTAAGTCCTGCCGCAGCGCGGATGGAAGAGATTCGTAGGACTGGCTACGTTGACGAAGTGCCTGATAGTAAAAACCCTGTAACAGATGCAGACAGGAAAGCGGTTAAAGCCAGTGAAAATAAAAAGGTAGCTACCTACTTTGGTAACGCGCCTGACCCAGTTGATGGGATTCTAAATGCCGTTAGCGACATTGTGTTGGGAACTCCAGCTACTAGCGTGGCGGCAAATGACAGCTTAGACCCCGATGTTAGAGCGCAACTAAAAAACCGAAGTGCAGATAACGCTACTGAGGCGTTAGCAGAGGTTAAGAAAATCGTGTCCCCAGAAGTCGGTAAGTTTATCGACAAGAAGCTGGCGGAGAAACGAAAAGAGATTAAAGAAAAGCCTCCTACCACCAAGGATAAGGCAGATGACCTTACAGAAGAACGGCAGAGAAGTCGTCAACGTACGTTAGATAAAAAAGAAGCCCTAGAAGACGTACTTGACCAAGCGCAGTTTGAAAAGGCGGAGAAAGAATTACTCAAGCAACTAAACGAGGGTGTAGACAAAGATAAGCAACAGAAGACTGTAGCGGCTAAACAAGTCGTGAAGTACATGCAGATGACTGACCGCTATAAAAAGTTTGCTACCCTACCTCCTAAACCTAAGAAAAATAAGGTGCAGAAAGAAGTAGATGAAGTAGTAGCCACACTAGAAGAGATAGAAGTCTACGACGAAATGAACTCCTTTACTGAGGAAGAAATAGGTTTAGACCTGAACGTAGACAGTTTCGCTAACTTGGGCAAAGACACAGACGCTCTTGCTACAGACCTAACTCCTGAGATAGTTAAACTACTCGAGAGTGGGGACTTAAAAGGCGCGATAGAAGCGGTAGCTAAACTACCTATTACTTCACGTGTTAAGACTGCTGCGGAAGCATTGGCGAACTACGTGGGCGACGCTAAGGTAGTTGTAGTGAACGACAACACTAATAACGCTGCGTCCAAAGAATTTGCGCGGGCGGAAAAAGAATTTAAACAAAAGTATGGCGAAGATAAAGTGCTTAAAGGGTTGTACGTTGCTAGCGACAATACCCTAGATAATACTATTATCCTTGGCCCTAAAGGGGTTAACGTCCACACGTTACTACATGAAATGACACACGCTGCGACAGTTAAGGCTCTTCTAAACAAAGGCGACCCGATAACCAAGCAGCTAAATAATATATACAAACAAGTTAAGGGTACGCTACCTACAGTTTACGGGAGCACCAATTTACTTGAGTTTGTAGCTGAGGCGTTTAGTAACCCAAGTTTTCAGAAAGACCTTTCTAAGATATACAAGAAAGACATGACCCTTAGTATGTTCCAAAAATTTGTTAACTCCGTGAATAACTTATTTCGCCGTATAATGGGTATGTCATTTAAGCCTGTGTATAAAGGAGACGGAAACACTTTTAGTGCCCTATCTAAGACCGATGCCCTTATCCTGCAAATACTACAACCTGCTATGGGCGTAAACGAGGGTATAACTCTAGCGCACATGTCTACTAAGGAAGGCGTGCAAGAAACAATGAGCAACATGGATAAGATACAGAAAGCCTTTAAGCCCATGACTAAGGCTGATGGTTCTAGGTTTGGTGATAGCGCGATAGATTTTATTACAGGCTCTCCTCGTAAGATGGGTTCGTACTTATTAGAACTCGCCCCTATGTTAGCTATGGTAGACATAGCCACCAGTGCTAACGCTAAGCTAGGTAAACTGTCCAAACAGTTACATGACGCTTTCTTGAAGCAGCGTGCAGCCATACGAGAATCAGATAACGATCTTAACGTAATTAAAGGCGAGTTCGCTAAGTGGGCGGACAAACAAAGTGAAGCCGCAATAACGCGCTTTAATGACGTTGTGTTTAGCTCCACAACTAGTCAGATTGACATTGCCGAAAAGAAAGCAAGTGACTATAAAGACGACGATGTTATCGAGTTTAAAGGGCGAGAAATGAGTTCTCGAGAAGCCTACAACATAATGAAGAAAGAGTGGAACGCTCTTGGCCCAGACGGACAGAAAGTCTACAACGATATGCGTCAGGCTTACAGAAACCAATTCGCTAGACTAAAAGAAGCTATCTTTGGTGACATAGATAAAGCTAGCACCGATGCGAAATCGGCGGGGCAAGTGAAGAGCTTACTGACCAAACGCCTGTTTGAGAAAACTGAGCTAGGAGTTTACTTCCCACTACTACGTGAGGGTAACTTTAAGCTAGTGTATGAGTTAAAGGCTGACCGTAAGAGCGAGAGAGATCAGGCGCAAGTAGAGATGTTTACTACTAATGCCCACATGCAGCGTAGAATTAAAGAGTTAGAAAACGACCCCGAAGTAGTGCAGGAAAAAGTGTTTACGTATGAAACCGGTAAGGGTTCTATAAGCACTACGGGAGTCGTGCCTCCTACAGCTTTTGTCAACACTATACTTACGCAGTTAGATTTAGCTGGAGTAGACAAAGAAGTATCTGCGAACATACTTGAGCTGTACATAGATTCGCTACCAGAATCAGCTTTCGCCAAGTCTATCCGAAAACGTAAGAACCGCGAAGGGTATATCCCTGATGCCCTATATACGTTTAATAGGAAGGCATACGACATGGGCAGGCAAATCGCCCGTCTAAGTAACACCTCTAACTTAATAGCCTTACAAAGTGAGATGAACGAGTTCGCTAAGTTAGAAGAGTCGGCTATGCAGGAAGACCCTAAACGTAAGGGTAAGGTAAATGCTTTTTCTGACATTGTAAACCAACTCAACATGCGTGCTAGCTACGCTAGAAATCCTAAGACTGAGTACCAAACGCAAGCGCAAGCAGCTAACCGTTTTGCATTTATGTACACAATAGGGTTTAACGCCTCGTCTGCTATAGTCAACATGTCACAGATACCTTTATTTGTTATGCCTTACCTAAGTGCAGAGTACGGTATCGGTAATACAGGCAGGGCTATAAAAGACGCAGGTAAACTTATTACTGCGAGTAGTTCGGTATTAACCAAAGAAGGTAAGAAGTTAGGTAAGTCTTTAAAGCGTAAAATTAACCGCAAAGATGACATTACAGAAGATATAGAGTTTGAAGGTAAAGCTAGCTTAGAGAACTACTTTATTGCTAGGTACGATAAGGCTACTAACTCGCATGTATACGACCTTCGTGACGACATAGAGTTCCCCAATGCCGAAGTTAAAGCGATGGTGGAATCAATACAGCCATTAGTACAGGCTGCGGCAGACGCTAACCAACTAGATCAGTCTGTTATAGGCTCAGAGATTAACGTTGATCAGTCGGGGCAGCAGCGTAGCCTTTCAGACAGCGCTACTCGAATGGGGGCATGGGGCTTCCATAACGTGGAGAACTATAACCGACAAGTTACGTTAGCTACCACCTACTTACTGGCGTTACGTAAGTTAGAGGCGGATAAAGGAAGATCAGCTACGATAGAGGAAAAGCAAGCCTTAGCGGATAAATCACTAACTAAGACACAAGAACTTAATGGTGGCTCAGTTAAGGAAACAGGCGCTAGACTAGCGCAAACTGACCTAGGTAGTGTAGCGTTGATGTACAAAAACTTCGGTTTAACTATGTACTACAACATGTTTAAGTCCGCCTACGTAGCGTACTCTGACCCGGCGCAACGTAAAGTAGCAATTAAGCAGTTGGCTGGCGTGCATCTTACCTCGTTGTTTTTTGCAGGCGTTCAAGGCATACCGCTATACGGCGCAGTTAAGCTAGTAGCTAACATGTTTATGGATGACGAAGAGGAAGATTGGGACTCGTACGTACGTAGGAACATAGGCGAAGGTTGGTACAAAGGTGCGATCACTAAGTACTCAGGTACAGACGTATCTAAACGTGTCTCCCTTGGGCAGTTATTAATACAAACTAACCGCTACAACCCAGAGGCTTCGCCAGAGGAAGAGATATTCTTCTACCTTGGCGGCCCTGCATGGAGCACGTTCGCAGGTTTTGCTCGTGGTGTTACTGACTTAGGTCGGGGTAATTTAGAGCGTGGCATAGAGGGTATGTTACCTGCGGCATTCCGTAACCTTAACAGGGGTCTTAATAGGTACAACCGTGAAGGCGCACTAACACGTAGAGGCGACGTTATATACGATGACTTTAGTGCAGGTGAGCTTGCAGGACAGGTGTTAGGTTTTGCCCCTAGAGATTACGCGTTTAATCAAGAACAAAACATGATGAGTAAAGGCATTGAGCGCAGCATTGCCGACAAACGTTCTGACTTGTTAAGTAAGTATTACACCGCAGCTCGTAAGGGTGATTGGCCTCGTGTGCGAGAAATATCCGAAGAGATGTCGGACTTTAATAATCGTCACGCTCCTACGTACGGCAAGAAGATATTCATAAGCGGTAAAACGATTAAGAACTCTATGAAGCGTCACCAAGAGCAGTCCCTTAGAATGAACAACGGCGTATCTTTAAATCCTGCATTGCGTGATGGGTTAGAGATACAAAGAGCAGAATGGGATAAAGGTTGGCAGTTGTACTAAAACTACGTTACATCAGTGGAGGGGGGGCTGATGTAACGTAGAGTACTTTCTAGGAGAATGATTCTGGACTCCAGTGAACGCCAATGAACGCCAGTGAACACCAAAATCAACGCCAATGTATCATAAAGTCCGCCAAATGCGAACCCCTAAAAGGCCGCTTTCTTCGCGGGTTTTGGTGGTAGTAGACCACCCTTTACTATGCGTGTATGTAGCCAGTTGGCGCTTAGCTAGTACAGTATTTATACAGGGGATAAACAAGGATGAACCTATTACAAAGGCATCCCAGTTTACCTCCACCTTTACCCCGTCAGGGTTAAGATCGTACGTTCGCAGGATGTAATTCACTAAGCATAACCTCTTCAGGTACACTAGCGTCACAATCGACAATGATACAATCTGCCGGTGGTAGCTGCATCTGCGTACCTTTCGTAATGCGTACCTTTTTCTTCTTAGCGCCTAACTTGTCTTTCAAGTCCTGCACTAACTGCGTGTAGTTTATTTGTTGCTTACCACACCATTCCTTTAATGGTTTAGGTAATAGGTATGCCCGCTTCAAGTCAGTCTCGTACCTACCAACCAACTTGTTAGCACGTGGCATCATGTCAGGAATAACTAGGGAATCTAATCCGTTATTTTGTTCCCCACCTGATCTGGCAGTACTCTTAATCCAAATCATGCTGTTGAAGTGCTCACTCATGTAATCGTTTAACATTTGTTCTATAGATACAGACATATCTTCCACCGTTGCTTTGTTTACCCGTAGCTGGTTTATTATCCACTTCTCTACCGATGGTAGATCGAAGCTAGTCAGCTTTAAATTATTTGATATATGCAACCCTGCTAGAGTCATAGCGGCATGTACCGACCAGAATCGGTTTTCCGCTGTTAGCCCTGCTAGCCTATCTACACGAGCCTGCATATCCGCGCATATCTGCTTAACTTCTTCTACGTTGTTCATTACGTACTGTACAAACGGTACGCCCGCCCACCCGTAGTGTTCCGTTAATGACTTACTAAATACATCCGTTTCTTCCTTGGTACTAAAGTGTACTTTCTTGACGTGGCATTCGAGCACCCTCTGTGCCTCAGCTTTCGGCATATTCTTTATCATACTGATACGCTCGATAAGGCTAGTGTTCCCCGTAGTAACCGCGAGTAACTGCCAAGCCTCACCTCTGTGGCGTTCTTGGTTAGCCCCGCTGGTCATACGCCCACGCTGCCTGCCCGACGTTAATTGATATGCTAGGTCTGACAACTCCGCACCGTGTGAGTTAGTTAACTCATCCATGTACAAGGGTAAGTTATGGTACATCTCTCCTCTGTTCATTTTGGTGGCGTAAGTGTCCCGCTCTTGGATTAGCAACTCTTCTGGGTTCCCCCATATAGATGCCCCCGCAATCATAGCGGTTGTCTTACCTAGCCCAGACTCTTTACTGTGTATGTGCATGGCGGCGCAATGCAGCGACGAGAATGGCATAAGTACCGAGCCGAACCCTGTACCTAGTATGTATTGGTGTAACTCCATACCATCACGGTTATAAAAGTTAACCGTATCTATCCAGCCCTGTAGGTCGCCTTTAGGCTCGAACGCTGGGAACAAACCTGCGGTCTGCGATGATGGTGGGTTAAACTTCACCTTGTCGGCGTGTATCTCTTGGTTACCCAAGATAAACTTATCCATCTTCTTGTTTGTCCAACCAAACTGCCGGTGCGCTTCATCGGCTGCGCTTGCGTTCTGTAGTTCATTTATCCACGTTGTCGTGTATTGCATGAGTTCCTCCACCTTAGTTACTGCGACTCCTCGCATAGACATTTGCTTTCTAAACTCTTCTCTTGACGTCACCGAAGTGAGCGGCACGGTAAATTCTGATACCCCATCCATAGGTAGGTGTAAGCGCATTACAATGGCCTCGCCTAACTCTACATCCTTTAACCTGCGAACAACGTACAGGTCGTTGTGGTATATGGTCTTCTCATCTACGTCACCGTCAGCATTTTTAAGACGCATGTAGACGCCACCGTTCGCCCCACGGAAGTAAGGCTTTGGGTATGTCGGTATAACGTATTCTAGTACAGGTGCGTTGGGTAATTCTGTAGCTGGTGCGTACACCACCTCTTCTTCTGTGGCTTCTTTAAACTTCTTACCTAGTACTACTGGTGATTTTATCTTGCCCCAGTTGGGACAGTCAGGGCATACGCCCGCGTTGTTCTCGTCGAACGTAGTACAAGTGTACGGCCCTTTAATAAGGTCGAACTTGGCTTGCGTGAGGTCTGGACTATACCCCTCGTGCCCTTTAGATATTTTGTGCGCTGCTATCTCGCCATCGTTGCAGAACTTAGCGATAGACAAGCCCGCTCGCCACATAGGTTCGCTAGTGCTGTCTTGATCGGTAGCGATGATCTTTAGCTGTTCACAACCCCGACCCGATTTTGTTTTCATCATGATGTCTTTAAAGCTATTCTCGTTGTTACGTCTCATAGCCTCAGTGAACAAACTGATTGTCCCATCGTCTTCGGCAGGCACTACAATGCTCGCCATACCGATTACTTTGGCGAAGTCTTCTACTGATACAGGATCGCTATCGCACAACACGTTGACCTGTACCTTGGAACCGCCTTTCCAATTGTGCATGGATGGTATGCGTAAAACTCTAGCTGCGTCAGATGTTACCGCTGAATCAGCGCGTAGCCCCATACTTGATACCAGTCCCTTGAACTTAGCCGCAACTACTTGCCACTTACGTACAGGCACAGGCTCAGACAATGGCCAGTACACATGTAAGCCGTAACCAGAGTCCACTATAATAGGTTTTGGTAGAGAAACTTCTTTACAGAAAGTCTTTAACGCGGCCATAGCTTCTGGCCTAGTAGCGTACTTCTTAACGTCATCCCCTATGTCCAGATCAAGAAAGAACGCTTGCACATTCTCTACTAGGTCTGCACTGCGTGAGCCTTTACCGGCAAACGATCCTAGCGCGTAGAACGTATCCCACCCATCAGCATCGTAGTCGGTAGCGCTGGCTACCAAGGATTCTTTATCTTTGAAGAATATCTGTTTGCGGTCTTCCCACTGTTTGCCACCATTGCGTAAAGCCAATAGACAGTAGAAGTTCCCCTCCGCTAATACCTTTTCTAAAAATTCACTCGCATTCATATAACCCCCCAACCGAAAAAATACTACAAGGCGCTAGTGTAAGCCACCCTGTAGTCAAGTTAACAAACGGCTAAAGGTTATTCGTCGTCCCAATCATCAATGATAGAACTAAGGTCTTCGTCTTTGGCCTTTGGGGTTGGGCTAGCTTTCTTCTTAACTACTTTTTTCGGCGTAGGTTCTGGCTCATTAGGCGAAGGTTTGTCGTCGCCAAACACATCAGCGGTTATTTCTTCCATAGACTCTTGGCTAACTGCCTCTGCTGCTGGGGCGAACGGGTTATCGTCACCACCCATAGTGAAGCCCTCAACTGCACCGAATGGGTTAGACTTCTGCATCTCTACATACTTGATAACCTGTACAGCTTTCAAGCGTAGTGATACGCCGTGGTCACGCATGTTATACGGTACGAATACAACTGCTACGTTAACCGTACTGCCTGTAGTCAACCTAAAGTCTTCTGGTAACTCAGTACCCTTAGCGTCACATTGCATAGGCTTGTTAGTCAACTCTGCGCCGTACGCGCCTTTCAATTTAGCTTTGCCTACGTAGAAACCATCGTCGTCTTTAACGAATGGCATCTCTAACTTGGCAGGCCACTTGGCTTCTTTCTTTTCTTGGTACGCTTTAGACATTTCAAGGAACAACGCCTTGGCTTGGTCTTTGTTCATACGGAATGACATCTCGTATGACGCGCCATCTTCTTTCGGGTCACAAGATACCGAACGGTTCTCGGCATTGTCAAAACGATACGTCTGGTTGATACGTGGGTATTGTGCTTCTACATTGTTTACTAAGTACATGCTCATTCTCCTAAGAATGGTTTGGGTTATGTTCGTACCCATCGGTAATTCCAAAGGGTGACGATCCTACGCTCTGCTCGATAACGAGCAAAGTTATTGCTTCTTTCGTGTCAGGGTGATTCTTAGTCTGACTTACTACGTCTACCTCTTGCTTGCCCAAGGAACGGACTGGCTTGAAGTAAAGTTTTGGTACGGCGCTGTACTCATCGAAGTACATTTTGGTAACGATAGACGCTGCTTGCGTATTATTTTGTGATAACAAACGAACGTATTCTTGCATTGGCATGTTGCCCTTTACAGTTTTACCAAAAATAGAAGTGGCTGGCAACTGAATTTGATAAACTTCATCTAACTTTTCAGCCGGTGCTACTGCTAATCGTTGAGAAAACCTACAAGCCCTACCATTACTTCCAGATGAACCGCGTACATTTTGCTTGCAGTCCATACACCGACGACTCTGTACCTGTTCTTCTGGCACGTCCGCGTCAGGTGTTTGTGTTGTAGACGACCAACACGTTGGTGCTACAGTTTTACTAGGGTCGAAATCTGCGGCGTAGTATGAACGTGATACGGGTGCCGCGTCTAGTAAAACAACCTCCATACTGTTGTCATAAGCAAACGGTTGCCCCATGAAGTTCCCACCCCGCAAGCTGATTCGGCGCATCTAAGCGTCCTCATCCACGCTAAGCCCTAAGTGCGCAAGCGTGTTACCTTTCCAGTCATCGGTAGAGGTTCGGCTTAGCATAGCGTCTTCAACTAAAGGTATCTTAAACCTATAGGTATGGCCTACACTTACGTAGGTGTGCTCAGGTATGTGGCCATTGCGTAGCCACGCTCGAACAGTAGACACAGACACCCTAAAGTGTTTGGCTAACTCTTCTATTGTTGCTAGTTGTTCCATTACTTCTTCCTCACTGATAATGTGTATTCTGAATCTACGTTAAGCCCCATAGGAACTACATCGGGATTTTCTTCTAAGTACTGGCGCATGTTAGTTTGGTTAACACGTTTGTCTAACAGCTCCGGCACTCCCTCTTCTAATATAAACTTGTGCATGGACTCCCAATCGCTAGTCCAGTACCGTGTCTTAGTGCTACGGTAGAACAAGCCCTCGGCGGTACGTACACTTTCAACACCTTGCTCATCACAATATTTAAGTAGTGCGGCTTTCACTGCGTCTAACTTCTCAGACAATGCTTTGTCTTCTTCTTTGAAGTTGGCCGACAACTCTGACCGCTTGCTACGTATCTTCTGGTACACCCGTACCATCTTGGCCACGTCTAATGGTTCTGACATAACTACCTCCTAGTTAGTGGACGAGTAATATAGTGGTATGTAATGCCCTAGTCAAGTAGTTCGTTGTAAAGATCGATCATTTTTGTGTGTACGTCTATTCTATTATCTAATAGTGAGTACACACGTTTTTCTACGTCAGAACCTTGTAACTGAACGACGGTACATTTCTGATCTTGCCCTGACCTGTGTACACGTGCGTTGGCTTGAGCGTATGTCTCCAGCGAAGAAGTTGGCCCCCACCATACGACAGTGTTTGCAGCGGTCAGGGTCACACCATGTGCAGCGGACTGCGGCTGTATAACTAATACTTTAGGGTCATCAGTCTCTTGGAACCGTTTAAATATCTCAGTACGTTTGCTAGCTGGCACATCACCACGTATAACCTCAGTGGGTATACCGTCATCACGTAGCCTATCGGTGAGTATGTCAATAACATGTTTGAACGGTACGAACACGAGTATCTTCTTACTCGACTCATCAATTACTTCACGTAGTACTTTGTATCGGTTCTTAATATCAAACTCTAATGTCTCTTTGTCATCGGTGTACACCGCGCCTGCGCTTATCTGTAGTAGCTTGTTCATGGTAACCGCTGCGTTTACTGCGGTAACTTGCTCGCCTGCCACGCGCATAACTAACTGATCCTTCAGAGCCTTGTAGTACTTCTTCTGCTGACTTGTTAACTCAACCGCACGCTTAACGTATACCATCGGCGGTAGGTCTAGGCATTCATCTTTGGTAAACCGTATTGCAGGTTGTAGTGCGTTGAATACTGTATCTGTAGCCGACTCTTTTGGTGCCCACTTAAACTGCGTAACGCGAACCAACACTTGATCTCGGAACGCACTAAAGAACTTAGGTACTGCTTTAGGGTTGACAAGTTTAGCTAGGCCATACGCATCTACTGGGCTTTGTGCGGCGGGCGTACCCGTCATCAGCCACAGCCACGTGTCTGGTTTAACTATCCTGTTTAGAGTTTTCCAACGGTCGGTCTGCACATTCTTGTAGT